CTTTAATAGTTTTTCTCAAATTATTTTCCTCTATCGTGTCATCATATATTGACACATAATTGCTCGCTTCAGGTCCTGCACTATATTCACTTATTTCTTCGTTAATATTTATTGGATCGTAATAGTGAGCAGGAGCCAGAGATCCGTCTTTCCAGTATTGCGTAGTGGTCAATGTGTAGTCCATATCAAGCGTATCATCTGGTCTTGTATCAAAAAAAGCATTCGGTCTGAAGCGGATTGCCGCTGAACGAATCTCTTCTATAAACAAAGAGCGAAGTTTTATTTGTTCTATCGATGTAGTGTCAGCTCTGAATTGAACAGAAAAGTCTGCAGAAGACGGGCCATCATAAAATAATTCTGTTTGTGATTCAGCTGAATACTTTATATCTAGCGCACTATCAGTATCAACCTGTGCATTTACTGATGCATCTTCTGCCGACCATGTAATGTCGCTATTGTCGATCCAGATGAGAGACATATTTGGATCATAATCCACAATTTTAGCAGAAGAAAAAACTCTCTTGCCCTGTTCAAAGCCTATAAGTTTACATAAACGTAAATATGGTAGATAGTCTTTATTCTTAAATGGTATTCCAATTATAGTTGACCGTCTTCCTTGCGTATCCTCCTCAGAAATTGGAAATCTAAACGCAGAAATGTTTTTGTACTGATTAGCTATGTGATTTTTAATCTCGCTATCGCCTTTTGGCCATGCTGATAGACCCTCTTTTAGTGGGTCGTTAGTAATAAAAAATGTCCAATAATAATCAGGTGTGCCATAAAGTCTATGCGAAACTGTGTCAGGCCTTTCACCATTGATAATATCGACTCTATTATATGCGTATGTGTTTTGCGCTAATCGGTCAACAACATCCACATAGCGAAAATAGTCGGTGATTACACTTTGAATAGCATCGCCTTGTACACTATACAAAGCTTTTGGAAATTGATTAAAAAACATTGTGTTATATTTACTTTATTATATTATCACGCGTTATCGCCATCGATAAAGCCGCGCTTACGATCTACTCTCTCGAGAGCTTTTCGAGCTTTTTGAGCTTCTTCTCCTGTGGCTTTGTCGGTTAAATCTTTTAGCGTTTTTAGGGACCCTTGTTCTAATTGTTTAACAGTATCTGTTAAGCTGTTAAATGCTTCGTCAAATTCATTTTCTCTGACACCTTTTTCAAGATCAACAATTTCCTCCCGCGTAAGGATTTTTGTTTCTTGGAATTGTAACGACACGTCAATTTCATAAGGTGACATATCTTCATCACGAAAAGTGTTTGACGACGCATTTATAACTGTATTTGCCGCTGTAAGATAACATGAATAAATTTTAGGCATATAAGATAATTCTTCCCCTCCATTTGGATGAAGAAATTCAATAATCCACTTTGGTGGGTATTTAAGCATAAAACTACTAACACCTCCTAATTTCGACGCATACACCTTTTCTCTAAATACTCGTTGTATAGCATCGATCTCCTGGACTTCCTGCTTGGATTTTCCGATCATTTTAAAATCAAATTGGAAATTTCTAAGTGTATTTCCAGAAAATGCGGTATTAGTCCTTGGGTTTCTAACTTGTTTGTTTGCAAATTCAACAGCAGTTGCTATATTGTCTGCACCCGTAGCCTTTAAGGCTAATATTGTTGCACCCATACCACCAGCTGCCTGAGCTTCTTTTAAGGCTATATCTCCGGCTTTTTTAGCCTTATCTGTAAGACTACTACCTCCTGTTGCAGCGATTTTTGCGAGTGTCCCAATAATTCCAATATCAATAGTAGTATAAGATCCACCATCGCTGTAGCTAACACCCTGAGGGCATGGGAAATACACTGACCGATTTCCTTCGTCTCCTGAAGATGGTATGCATGTAAACCTAATCATCGGCCTACCCTTATCTTCTAGATCTATCGGGAACTTCATAGTAGGCGGGTCTATGATTCGGTCTGCTTCGACAGGAAGTTCGGGTAATAATTCTGGTGCCATATAAATAAGTATTTAGTGTTATTTATAACAAAAACCATGGCGTATTCTGGAAGATATAGAGTAAAGAACCCGAAAAAATACGAAGGTGATTTTAATAAAGTCAAGTATAGATCTCTATGGGAACGCCAGACATTTAAGTGGTTAGACAATAATCCAGGTGTCGTAGGTTGGTCTTCAGAAGAAGTAGTTGTTCCATACCGTTGTAAGACTGATGGTAAGGTACACCGGTATTTTGTGGATCTGTTTATTCGTACAAAGGATGGAAAGGTGTTTCTAATAGAGATCAAACCTAAGAAGCAAACCGTACCTCCTAAAAAGCCAGGACGCAAAACTAAAAGGTACCTTACAGAAGTATTAACATATGCTAAAAACCAATCTAAATGGGAAGCTGCTACAGCATATGCAAACAAGTATGGCATGACATTTGAAATATGGCATGAAGATACTTTAAGGTCATTTGGTATAAAAATCTTATAAATAGAGATAGATGGCTACATTTATTAACAGGATTGAAGATCGAGCAACTCTTGCTGGCATTGAAAGGAATACTAAACAGTCGCTAGAATGGTTTAGGAAGGAAATTCAAAACATCAAAACCGTACCTAGTCGGCCGAAGCTGATGGCAGATGAGAATCTTGATTACACAAACAAGCCACTAATCGGTCGTATGTTTATGTATGTGTATGATCCAAAACATAAGAAAACTCTTCCGTACTACGATAGATTCCCGCTAATATTTTTAATTGATAGGGCTGAAGGAGGGTTCTATGGGCTTAATTTACATTACCTCTCACCTAGGTATAGAGCAATATTCTTTGATAATTTGACTGAATACACAAACAACAAGAAGTATAATAAGACAACCCGTTTAAGACTTAAATACAACTTTCTCGCATCTAATGCAAAGTTAAGATATTTCGCTCCATGCTTTAAACGTTACCTCACAGATCATATTAAATCACGGATTGTTGAGGTTCCAGCTCAACATTGGGAGTCTGTTTTATTCTTACCATCAGAACAATTTAAAAAGGTCAGAGCACAAGGTGTATGGGCGCTATCTAAAAAACAATTTAATTAAAAGTTATGGGACTACTAAACGATATTAAAAACACAATCAACCCAGTCACGATTGACGAGTTTAAATCAACTGTTGGTAAACGAGGTGGTATAGCTACCACAAATAGATTTGCTATTACTATTACACCTCCAACGGCAGGGCTATTAAACCTAGGAGCTTTACTTGGTGATGGGCCATTAGTTAATGATCCGCGGGACATAAACATACTGTGCGAGTCCTGCTCTTTGCCGGGTAAACTAATTATGACAGGTGATTATGATGCGTACGGAGCCAATCCAAGGAAATACCCGCAGAGCTCTATTCAAGAAGATGTGGCATTTACCTTTTTACTCACAAATGATTTTTATGCTAAGAAGACATTTGATACGTGGCAAAATTCTATTGTTAATCAAACCACCCAACTAGTATCTTATGATGACAAATATAAAACAGACGTTTTTATTCAAGAACTAGATAAAGACAATACACCAGTATATGCTGTTCGCTTAAGAGATGCTTATCCTACAGCTGTAAACAGTATAGATCTTTCTAACGCAAATACAGACGCTGTGGCATCAGTGAGTGTGAACATGACGTACGATTTCTTTGAGGTTGAGCCACCTATTAGATCGATGATAAATAGTACTAGCGACAGGCTTAATGTACTGAAGCGGCTAATATAAATTATAAATGAAAAACATTATGGCATTACCAACAATTGAATCACCTAAATATTTCTTAACTATTCCATCAACAAACGAGTCACTTGAGTTTAGGCCGTTTCTTGTAAAAGAGGAAAAGGTTTTAATGATTGCACAAGAAGCAGGAACTAATCAAAGTATGATTTCAGCGATGAAAGACGTAATAAAGTCATGCACATTCGGTGCATTAGACATTTATTCGTTAGCTATGAGCGATCTTGAGTATATTCTACTACAAATTCGTTCAAAGAGTGTCGGCGAAACTTCTGAAATTAGATTTAAATGCGACGAGTGTGACGAAATTATAGAATTAACAATAGATCTTTCAGAAATAGAAGTTTCAAAGGAAAAGGAAAAGGAAAACAAAGTGCAGCTAACTGACGATGTTGGTATAACACTTAAAGCGCCTGGTCTAAAAGAAGCTGAAAAAGCAGCTAAAAATAATAAGAAAAACAACTCTATTGTTCAATCACTTTCGAGTGTAATCGAAAGTGTGTATGAT